CAAATACCTTTTCTACGATAGGATAGTATTCTACTCGTTTATCAATCTCATTGATATAAGCCATATCATTAGGTCTGATCATAGTATCTTCATCACGATCTTTACCCCATACTATTTCCATTGTTGTATTTCTAGTAAGGAATACGATCTTATAGGATTTGAAGAACTCGATCATGAGCATGATATATTTCATAATCTCAGTACCAGAATGGCCAGCGTATCCATCAAAGATGTATCTCATATCACCCATATATTCATTTAGAATATAAATGATATCATCAATAAGACCTGTGATAGTATCAATCTTTTCATCAGCAGAAATGATCTTTTCTACACGTTTAAGAGTATCATATAGAACTGTATCTTTGTCTTGCAAGAATTCTGTATATGTCTTAGCAACTTCTCCATTACTCAAAGTAAAATATTTCATGGTAAGCTTCCAAGTCATAAGAGAATCATAAAGATCTTTCCATACTTTATATTCTTCCCAATCTTGAGCATCAAGCATTCTTTGGCAAATAGTTCTACGAACTTCTATATTTGTTTTATAGATATTCATAAACTCAGCCAAATCTTTAATTTGAGATTTAGGAGTAATGAAGTTCCAGATAGGGAATTCTTTTTCTTCTCTGTGTTTCTTTCTTAGATATTCTTTAAGATCAGCTAAACTTGTTCTAAAATTAAATCCTTGAACAAGCATTGTCTTAGCAGGATTATCAATAATGAAGTCTTCGATACCATTAAACATGTAAGTCAAAGAAGTCATAAAGATAAACAAGTGTGCTAATTTAAACTGATGAGAAGCTGATAAGGAAGGAACCTTAACTAAGAGTTTCTCTTCTAGCATTATATCATCATATAGCATGCTATAGAAATAACTCATTTGAGCAGAATATGCAGATACATCTATCATTTGGCTAATGCCATAATATTTTGTTCTAGCATAATTCCATGGTTCTCTATAGATTGCATCTTTTACCAATTGATGATTGTTGTCTTTATAATCTACACCATCCCACCAACCATCACCTTTAACCATTACATCATAATCTTTATAGTTTGAACTATCTTTCATTCTATCAGTAACGTAAAGTTGATCAATAGGAATCTTGCAGAATTTAAGATTAGTAGTAGCCGCATAGTCTTCTTCATAAGAATAACCTACAGTAGACCCACCTTTAGTATTGTAGATATATCTAATATATAGCTTACCGCCATATTTAGCTATATCTTTAGGATTTGTAAAATAGAAACTTCCATTGAAAATACTATATTCAGATTCGTCTACAGTATTACCATAAGCATCAGTAATTACATAAGGCCATCTATTTTCGAAATAGTAGTCAAATGGAACTTTGATATCCATGTATCCATCTTTAGAAATATTTATAGGATTCTCTAAAGTTTGAACTGTAAGAGATGGATTAGGATTTGCTAAATAGTGTTTATTATATATGAACAAGAAGTTCTCATTAATATCAGCATTAGAGACCATCTTATTATTCATAGTAACATGGAACTGATTGGTTAATCCCATATCATCACTAGAAT